CCCTTTTAGTATTCAGGAAATAATATTAGTTTGCTATTACGTAGCGCCACCGCCAGTAATTAGAGTGTTAACAGTTCTACCAACTGCTGTTCCAATTCCTGTACCTTGTGGACTTTGTATAGCATTATCGTATCTGATTGCTAATGCAACTGTAACTGGATCGTTTGTTGCGTATGCTAATGTATTGTAGTTAGCACTTTCTAAGTAACAACCATATAATTCAAATGTTTCTAAAACGTTTGCTGTATTGATTCCGTTTCCGCCATCTAGTATTTCAATTCTAGTTACGAATTTGTAATCACTGCCTGACGCCGCTGAACTTTGTTCAAAGAAGTCAAATTGTTTCTGTAGTTGTTCGCCAACTAGTTTTTGTACGTTGTTTGAAACATCTTCTCTTAAGTTTAATGTAATAGGTTCCCAAGTATGTTTACCTGCTAGGTATACTCTTGAGTTGTATACATCAACTGTAATCTGTTCGAAACTTACGTTTGGTCTAGTTACGTCTACAACTTGTTTTGTTAGTTCTGTTGTTGGTGTTGAAACTCCAAAATTCTCCAAGCTCACTCTAAAGCGATACTGGAGTTTGGGCATCAACAAGCCCTGGTTAGAACTAGATGCACTAGAATCTAATGGGACTGTAATTTTTGATAGTGTTGAAATTGCCATTGTTTATATCTCCTGTTAAATATATTTATCCAATTAAAGCTTCGCTATTTCGCCGGTATTTTTAAGTCTTAACGGAATGTAAATAAACTCAACTGCTTTAACTGGTTCAATTGCAATATCTACATAAAGTTCATTTCTATCAATTCTAGTTGGTGTGTTGTTACTTTCGTCACACACTACTAAGAAGTCATATAATGCTCTTTGTCCTACCAACTCTAACATTAAACTATCAACTTGAGATTTAATCTCGTCTCTAGTAATCTTATCATTTGGTTCAAAGATATAAGGTTTAGCAAGTTTATCTAGTTGTCCACGTAAGTAGATTACTAGTCTTGCAACGTTAATTCTATCTAAAGAACTAGCATTTTTGGCTCTAGTCTTTTGACCATAGTTAACTAAACCTGCACCCGTTAAGAATGTAATTGGGTTAATCTTATTGCTGTACAACGTATCACGTTGTCCAGTGTTTAATGCTACTGATTTAAATTCACCTTCTGCGTCAATGTATCCTGCACTTGAGGCGTTAGTAATTCCACCACGTCTTGTTCCTGCTGGAGCAAACCATGGAAAAGAAACACTATCACTTAATGCCATTGTACGTAGTATACCATGACTTGGTGGTACTACAATATTTTTACCTGCATTGTCGCTTGTGAATAAACTTGGGTAAAACACACCTAAGTATTCATCACTAGTTACTAAACCGTTATCATTATCTTCAACTGCTAATGCTGTGTTTGTAGCATAGTTGTTGATTGTTGTAGCGTCAGCTGTTAATCTAAATGGTAAGTCACCAACAACAAATGCTGTTAAGCCTCTGTCATTGTTTAGTGTAACCATTTCACCAATTAGCTCTGAGTAACCTGGACAAGCCATTAAGTTGAACAATCTTGATTGATCATCTCTAACTTCTTGGTTACTGTTAACCATTGACTGTAATGCTTGGATAACAACTTTACGTTGAGCTTTTCTACCAAACGAACCTGCACCATTTTCTTGGTTAGCTGATTCTGTTACCCATCTATGAGCATAGTAGCCTGCCATTGATTCACCTGCACCACTTCCAAATCTAAGGTTATTACCTGCTGTGTTGACTTGGTTACGTACAAATTTCTTAACATTAAATCCAGAGCGTCTTAAGTTCCAAAGCAACATACCTTTTGGATATAGTGCTGGATCTGGAGCATCTGTGTCTAAGAAGTTTGAACTTAATAGTGCCGCAATAGTTCCTGCTGTTGAACTGTTTGCACCTGTTGTATTGTATCTTGCGTCAGCAAATAGTATACCATCTTCAGTAGTTTGATCACCACCGTCTACTAATACCCAAAGCAAAGTTGCTCCGTTGTATTTGTAAATCTTAGGATAGTTTTCTAAGTCTGCTGTTGAAATCCACAAGTCACCGTTCTTAAGTGCAGTACCATCTGATTGTAAAGTTGGTTCTGTAGCACTTACGATTGGACCTGCTGGGTCTGTTTTATCACTTGAACTTGCCGCAAAGTATGGAGCACTTGAGTCTTGGTAACCTACCCAAGTTGTACCATTGTGTATCATCATGTCAACTTCATCAACAACTGAACTGTACCATAAAGTCTTATCAGATGTTAAAGCTGTTACAGCCGTTGCACTTGCAGTATAAGTTAATACCTGCCAGTTACTTGCAACAAGGTCGTTTGCTGTATCACCTGTTGGTGCTGTGTATAAGTTAGGAGTTCCAGAGTTAGCATTTACATAAGCACTATATCCTGCTAATGCTAATGCGCCGCCTGTATCTTTAATTCTAAAGTCACCACCGTCATTGTGTGAAATAACAATTCTGTTACTTGCATCAACTTCTGCACTTACGTTTACAAAGCCTGCACTATTAATAGCACCTGCAATAACGTCTGCATCACTTGAAGCACCAGTAGTTGTTACACTAATAGTTTTAGCTGTTTGTAATGCCGCATTGTTAACTAAAGTTTCTTGAATGTTAAATGCATAAGTTCCTGATGTTACCTGTGCCGCAATAATACTTGAAGTAATTGCTGTTGCACCTGTTGATACACGTCTGTGAATTTTAAAGTCACCTACCATCGCTGTTGCTTCTGCATTATTGTAGTTAATGTATAATGAACCTACTGCCAAGTTAGCACCGCCACCAGTTTTATCTAAACCGTATAACGCCGCTTGATTAGTTGTGTAAATTGGCGCCGCTGTAGTTTCCCACAGTTGCGTAGTTCCGTTCCATTTCTTAACGGCCCATTTAGCACCTAAGTTTGGCTCTGTAGTTTTAATCCATAAAGAACCAGTTGGTTTAGGAGCAGTATCAGTTGACTTGTATTCTGGAACGCTAGTGTGTGGAGCAATACTTAATGCTGGTGCTTTGAAAGTACCTGCTGTTAAGCCTGCTTCTGAAAGTAATGTACTTGCGTTAGCACCTAGTACAAGATCAACACCTGTTGAGTAAATTTCTAATTTACCGTCAACAACTGCCGCACTTACACCGGCTATAGCCGCACCAGCAATAGCTGATACAACATCACTTAAACCTGTTCCACCTGCTGTAACTGTTGTAGCATTAATTGTACAAGTTGCTGAAGCAGTCATAGTTGGATTGCTTTCAGTTCCTGTTACTGTAGCCCATGAACCAATCCATGCACTTGAACCTACTTGTACCCAAGTACCACTTGCGTTCTTATAGAAAAACTTGTTTAAAGTTGTAGTTGCAACAATGGCATAATCACCTACTGCGCCAACAGAAGTTTTAGGTGTTCCGCCTGTTACTTTGCTTGAGTCTGTAATTACAGTTGGAATCTTATTAGTAAAGCTCTGACCACCAGTTGTCGTTGCCGCCGCTGAATTCCACTCAAATATTCCGTAAACACTATTAACTGTATCGAACCAGTATGTGCCGTCCGCTGGACTTGCCGCTGGAGCCGTTGCAGTTGCAACCAACTCTGAAGTGTTTAAATTAGCTCTAGTTATATAAGCTCTATTTGCCACACCCAAGTATGAGTAGGCCGCTTGTAAACCGTATTCGTTTAGCTCGTTACCGTGTAACGCATTATTGTTTGAATCTGTATAGAAAGTTGGATCTCCAAAAAGATCTACTAATTCTCTCTGTGAAGTAACCAAATATGGTTTCTCTGAATTTGCACTTGTTGTTGCCGTTGCTGTTCCTGTGCCTGCACCGTTCTTTTTATCTTGTGCAGAAACAACAAAAATCATTGGTACTGTACCTGGTTCCGCTGGCGTGTAAAAACTTTCGTCTATTACGGAAACCTGTACTCCTGGTGATACTAAAGCCATTTTATTTCTCCTGTTAGCATTGTTACTATTATTTATACGAATCGATACAAATTGGCTTATAAACTACCCATTAAAAGGGGCCGAAAAGGGCAGGTAAATAGTAGTATGAGACCTTTATGTGCTTGTGGACAGAAGCCTGTCGCTATAAACTACTATAAGAAGGGTAAACCCTTCTATCGCAGTAAGTGTGAGTCATGCACCAGGCATGGCGGACCTACTCGCTCTCCATCCAAGTGGACGCAGAGTGGATATGTGAAACGTAATGAATGTGATAAGTGTGGACACAAAAGCAAACATACTGAACAGTTCTCAGTATACTATATTGACGGTGATATGAACAACGTACGGTTTAGTAACTTAAAAACTATATGTGCTAATTGTAGTAAGATAATTTATAAACAAGGGTTTAAGTGGAAACAAGGAGATCTTTTACCTGACTTCTAAGTTTGTCAATAGTATCGTTATTGTCCACAATATGTGTAAATTTAGTATTTGCCCAAGCCCATTCGCTAGGGTGTACTTCTTTTGGTTCAACTCCTAGTTGCTGATACTCGCTAAACCACTCAGGATCAGCACCACGTTTTACACGCCACACTTGTCCGTTGATTTCATATAACATTTTAGCTTCATTAGGAAAACGTACATCTGGAATTACAAAACTTTGCTCTGGATTTTCAATGATCTTCTTTTTAGTTAAACTAACCCATATGCCATCGTAGAATCCATCACGCATACATTCTGTACCAAATAGTTGTAATACTAGTCTTGGAGTAATAGTTTCTCCAGTTTCTTTAGACCAGTAAGCATCAACCTTTTCACGCCATTGTCTTGACTCATCTGTCTTACCATCAAGCAGATCACGGTCCCAATCAAACATAGTTGCTACACTATCTTTAAGTTTGTCAGCAAAGCTAATTTTTTGAAAGTTATGATCTTTGATTAGATAATCTGCTATAGTATCTTTACCAGACCCAATAAGTCCGCATATTCCAACAATCATAGTTTTGTCCTTCATAAATTAATAATAGTATATGTTACTATAAATTTATCGGAATGTCAACCAGTTATTAGCCAATTGTGAACCCGTAGCCAACACCACCTGCGATTTGAGTTTTTAGCTCTTCGTCAAGTTTTTCAATTTCAGCTATGGCTTCGTTCTTAAGTGCATCACCATTAAGTGTTGATCCACCCTGTGGACCAGCAATAGTGGCAAACTTGCTTCTTGCTTCACCTAGCATATACTTACAAGTTGCAACCGTGTAATCTTTGATCCATTGACTTGATAGGTAGTCTTTTAATAATTCTGAATCCGGTCTGTGATTATAACAATATAATAGTAGTTCTTCTTCTGCTCTAGGGCGTTGAAGCATCATAAATTCTTTTGTTGTAGTATTCCATTTAAATTCAATAAATGATCCAAACATACGTCCTACAAGTTCTTGGTATTGACTAAACATATCATAAGTTGCTAGTCCACCCATATTACTACTTGCTAAAAGATACGTATTTGTGTATGCTAGGTTAAATGGTTCAAATAATGTACCACCATCTCCACCACCTGATCTTGATCCAATGCTTCTGCGGAACACTTT